AGCCTAATGGTGTAGTTATTCTAGTAGAGGATGTCATTAGTGCAGTGTCAGCAGCTAAGACTGTACCAGGTTTGACTGGTCTAGCTATCCTTGGTACATCACTTAATGTTACAATGATGAAACATTTAGAGGACTACTACAAGATAATTGTAGCGTTAGACCCTGATGCTGCACACAAGACCTTGGCATACAAGCGAGAGATAGAGTCATGGACAGGGTTAGACACAAGAGCATTAAGACTTGACGATGACCTGAAGTATAAGGTAGAGTCTGATATAATGAAACTTAAGGAGTTAGTTTAATGGTATGGGTATTACTCTGGATACAAATGACTAACAGTCAAGGGGTAGAGTATTATCAAATAAATACTTATCCTAAGAAAGAAGAATGTACTAAGGCATTGACTGAAGCAGAGGTAATGCTAAACCATCAAGGAGAAACAGTAGTTTGTTTGGAGGTAAAAGTTAAATGATAGAAGTAACTTACGTGAATCACATGGGTGATGACTTATCTGTAGTTAATGCTGCACGTGTTAGCTTTGGTAAGAAGTCAGACTATATGATGCGTGTACACAATGGTGAGGCTAAGGTACTGCAACACAAGGACAGTAAACTTATTCGTTATCTAGCTAAGCATAAGCACAAGTCACCATTTAACCATACGTTCACTACCTTACATGTCAAAGCTCCCGTGTTTGTAGCACGTCAGCTAGTCAAGCATGAGTACATGCCGTGGAACGAGATCAGTAGACGCTACGTGGATAGTGAACCAGAGTTCTACGTACCTGATGTATGGCGTGGACGTGCGCAGGACAAGAAGCAAGGCAGTGATGGTGAGATACATGATATACGTCCATCAGTTGCACGTAACATGGTTGAGGATTGTAGGCAGAACTACAACTACCTGTTAGCGAAGGGCGTATCACCAGAGCAAGCACGTATGGTGTTACCACAATCTATGATGACAGAGTGGTACTGGTCTGGTACACTGTTTGCTTTCGCTAAGATGTGTGGCCTACGCCTGAAGGAAGACACCCAAGCTGAGACACGTATCGTAGCTGAGAAGATCGAAGACGTAATGATGAAGCTGTTCCCAGTATCATGGGAAGCGTTAAGGATGTATGAAGAATCACTTGGCTTTTGGTACTTGTATTCTTGCACGAAAGTAGACCTTATGTTAATACACTAGGTATGTATTCATCTATGTATGATTGTTTTTATGCTTTCGAGGAGTTTGAGGGTCAGGTACCACAAGAAGCACAACTAGTATGTATAAAGGATAAACAATGACTGGAATGATTGGAGTAGAACAAGTAGAGGAACATGAGGATGGCAGTGCCACATATCAGTTTCACCTTGATAATAACTGTGCAAAGCTATTGCAGGAAGAGGGTCTTAAGCTAGTGCTGTACTGCGCAGCAGCTAAGTTAGATTTACAGGTAGTGTATGATTTTATAGAAGATCATATAAGCCAACAGAAAGAAGAACTAACAGAGTATATATTTGGAGTACAAGATAGTGAAACTATCAGCCCAATGACAGAAGAAGAACGCAAGAGAGCAAAAGAAAAAGAAAAAGCTAATAAAGATGATGAGTGACCTAAACTTCTTTAAGGGTATGTTTGTAATGTACTTATTAGCTATACCATTCTTAGCTTTAGTAGTAGAAGCGCAGGACAGTGAAGGAAGAGATGTCTCACTGCGCTTTGCAATCATGTGGCCTTTGGCTGCAATAGAAGTACTATTTAAATTCCTGAGAGGAGATTTCGATAATGATGGAACTGGCACTGATTAAAACACTGCTTAACCGTGATTTCTACAATGACCATAAGGGTATTCGTTGCCCTGATAAAATCTTTAGCAAAGATGTTCGTAAGATTAAGCAAGCACTAGACGGTGCAATGGAAGCCTATGATGGTGACATGACAGTTGCTGATCTACAGGCTGTGTTCAACCGCATGAATGCTAGTATGACAACAGCTACACGCGGTGCCTATGACGATCTGTTTAAACGCATTGAGATCACTGAGCCTATCAAGCAAGAGATTGCAGAGGATACGTTATCACAATTGTTCCAACAATATGTGGGCGACCAGGTTGCAAACCTAGGTTTTGATTTCGTCAATGGTACAGAGAATAGCCTACAACCTTTACGTCAACTATTAGAGGATTTCAAAAATGATTTTACTCCCAATCTCCGTGTTGAGTGGGATGATAATAGCCTTGATACAATACTTGATGCAACAGCGTTGGAGTCCAAGTGGAAGTTTAACATATCTTCCTTGGCTCGTAGGGTGGAAGGTGTTAGCGGTGGCCATTTTGTTATCGTGGGCGCACGGCCTAATACTGGGAAAACTTCTTTCCATGCCTCTCTTATAGCAGCAGATGGTGGCTTTGCACATCAAGGTGCTAAGTGTATCGTGTTGTGTAATGAGGAAGCTTATACACGTGTTGCTTCACGGTACATCAGTGCATCATCTAACATGACCATGAAAGAGGTACGAGAGAACAAAGCTCTAGCACATAAACGTTACGAACCTGTACGACAGAACATTATGTTCAAGGATAGCACAGGCAAGAGCATGGATTGGGTTGAGTCTGTAGTTAAGTTTGAGAAGCCTGACATCGTAATACTTGACATGGGTGATAAGTTTGCTGATATAAAGAGTGAGCGTAGCGATATCACACTTAAAGCAGCAGCTATCCATGCTCGTAACATTGCTAAGCAGTATGACTGTTGTGTGATCTGGATGTCGCAGCTAAGTGCAGAGGCTGAAGGTAAAGCAGACCTGAATCAGTCTATGATGGAAGGAAGTAAGACAGGCAAGGCAAGTGAGGCTGACCTGATGATCTTGATAGGCAAGACACAACAGGCAGAGGGTGAGGATGAAGACCCAGTTCGTCACTTGAACCTAGCCAAGAATAAACTGAATGGATTCCAAGGTAAGATTACCTGTGTACTTGATGGGTCACGCTCAATCTATTCAGCATGAGGTGAGAGACATGAGACTAGTATTAGATGTAGAGAACAGCGTCACATGGCGTGATGGTAAAATTCTTAACGATCCGTTTGAAGCGGGTAACACCTTGACACAGATCGGTTTGGTCAATGCAGATAATCACGAAGAGTTACACATTGTAACATTTGATCACAACGAAAAGAAGGATACATCAGGCGCTGGGCATAAGCTTGTGCAGCAAGTGTTAGATATGACAGAACTACTAATCATGCACAATGGTAGCCATGATCTGATGTGGATATGGGAAGCAGGGTTTGAATATGATGGCCTTATCTGGGACACACTGCTTGCTGAGTACTTACTACATCGTGGAGTAGAGAAACCTTTAAGCTTGGCTGCTGTAGCAGAAGCACGTGGCCTAGCTGAGCAAAAGGAAGACTACCTTAGCAAATGTATCAAACAAGGGATCAACACAAATGAAACAGATTTACATTCTCTTAGCCTTTATCTTAGGGCTGATCTCCTCACAACTAGTGAGTTGTTCAAGGCTCAGCAACGAGACTATGCAGACCCCGATTCAAGTTCCCTCACTAAAGTCAGAGACATCACCTTTGAAACCTGCAAAACCCTTACCCACATGCGTATGCACGGATTCAGAGTCGATATTCAAGAGCTTGGGCGAGTAAGAGATGAATTTGAAAAAGAAAAAGCAGAGATCGAAGAGAGGCTCCAAGAGAAGGTACGCTCCCTCATGGGCGATACCCCTGTTAATCTTGCATCCCCCGAACAGAAATCGCAGGTTATCTTCAGCCGCAAACCCAAAGACAAAAAAGATTGGGAAGGCTTGTTTGAATTTACATCCACGCCCAAAGAATTTAAAGAAGCCGTTAAAGCGAACTCCGAAACAATATTCAAGACTAAGGCGTATCAATGCGAATCTTGTTATGGTAAAGGCAAGACATACAAAGTAAAGAAAGATGGCAGTAAGTATGCCAAACCAAACAAATGTAAGGAATGTGATGCACGTGGCTTTAAACTTATGGAAACAAACCAGGTTGCTGGCCTTAGGTTCACAGCACCAAGTAAAGAATGGGCTAGTAACAGTGGCTTCTCAACATCCAAGAAGCAATTGGAAAAGCTTATGGTCACTGCTAAAAACAATAACATGGATGATGCTGTTCGCTTCCTTGGTGATCTTATGCGTCACTCTGCTGTTTCTAGTTACATTACTAGCTTTGTTAATGGTATTGACACTTATAGAAAACCTACCACCTCAAACTTACACGTCCAACTCACTCAATCAATCACACATACAGGTAGATTTTCTGGACGAAATCCCAACATGCAAAACATGCCAAGAGGTGGTACCTTCCCCATAAAGCGAGTGTTTATATCACGGTGGGAAAACGGAAAAATAATGGAAGCGGATTTTGCACAACTTGAATTTAGAACGGCTGCGTTTCTCGCGCAGGACAAGACAGCAATGGAAGAGATTGCAACAGGTTTCGATGTACACAGCTACACAGCGAAAGTTATCTCTGATGCAGGTCAACCAACGACACGCCAAGAAGCTAAGGAACACACCTTCGCACCCCTCTTTGGCGCAACTGGTTATGGAAGAACCAAAGCTGAGCAAGCTTATTACACACACTTCATAGAGAAGTACAAAGGGATTGCTGCATGGCATAAGAAGCTAGGTGAAGAGGCACTACGGTTCCTAAAGATCACTAACGTGTCAGGCCGACAGTACGCTTTCCCTGATGTTACACGCCGCAGCAGTGGCACCCCAACACACTTCACTATGATTAAGAACTACCCAGTGCAGGGCTTTGCCACAGGTGATGTTGTACCTGTTGTATTAAACGAAATGCACAAACGATTGCAGCCTATGGAATCTTGTCTTGTGAATACAGTTCATGATTCAATGGTTGTAGATGTACACCCTGAAGAAGAGGAGCAGGTAATTCAAATGGTTAATGATATGAATAATGATCTGAATGATCTTATTGAGGAAGCCTACGGTGTCACTATGAATGTGCCTCTATTATTAGAAGCAAAAATAGGTACAAACTG